GTTTTCCTCATTTGTGCTTTCATTATCTGTAACTAAAACGTGTGCCGAATTAGTAGCATCTGTGACTGTCACACCTGCTATAACGGTATTAAGGGCAGTACCATTTACTGTAATAGCGTCAGCCTCAAGCGTACCGTCAATGTCTGCGTCACCAGAAACGTCTAACGATCCTGCATCTAATTCACCAGTAAGAGTAATGTTTCTAAAACCAGTTATATCTTTGTTTGTATCAACTACAGCAGCTTTTGATGCAGATATCGTGCCTGCTGTAACATCATCAATAGATTCAAGATCATTTTCATTAATATTAGCAGAGCCTATAATAAAGCCTGTTGCAGTTACCGTGGAGTTAAACGTGGCTGCTCCTGCTTCTGACATATCAAGGGTAAGAGCAGTTACAGTTGAGCCACTATCCTGTCCTTTGAAAATAAGGTCTTTATCGCTAACTAATGATTGAATGACAACATCATTGGATACATTAGCAAACTGAAGAATGTTTGTGCCATTATCTACTATTTTTACAGTACCACCATCAGCATCAAGTAATATGTTACCTGCTACATCAAGAGTAAGATCACCAGAACTTAGATCAATCTCTGTGCCATCAATTGTAATATTGTCAGCTACTAATCCACCATTGGCTGTTAAACCACCACTTCCAATCGAGACATTTCCACTTGCGTCTTGAAACACCATCTTACTGGCAGGTAAGGTAATAAATACGTCTTTTGATCCAGAGGATAGATTTACAGCACTATTACTGTTTGAACTTGCTATAACTGTGGTTCGTGCAAGGGTTGTTCCAGAGGAGGCAAAGGTTCCTAAACCAACCTCAAAGTCACTATTGTTAGCATCGACAATAGCGTAATATGTAGTATCACCGTCAGAAAGATTAGCAGTAAAAGTTTCAAAGTTACCGACTGCACCACCAAGAGTAATCGTTCCGGTACCTGTGGTCGTTGTCGTTTCACGAACTCTATCTGCAATGGTTAATGCCATTAAGCTATCCTTATTATTGCATTACTGGAATCGGCTGTGGGAAAGACAACAGTAAAATCTCCAGATGTAGCTGTCTTATCTGCACCAAAATCTAATACACATACCGCAGGATCACCAGATGCACTTTCGTTAAATATCAATGCACCCCTTGCCGTGACAGTTACATTGCTAAATGTTGCATCGGAGAAGTCTGTAAGGGCGGTGGTTCCTGATGTGCTTGGGTCTACTCTTGTTAAGGCTATACCCTTTGCCGAATAATTAGTGCCAGATACTTCGTTACTTGTTGTGTACGCTGTTGTATCAGCAGCAAGTGTGGCACTTGACGTATACAGTGCTAAGTTAAATGTGCTACCTCCACTATTTTTAAAATTATGTACAGCCTCCATTAATTCTTTTTTAAATGAGGTACACATTGCCTGTGTTATAGCCATTATAATCTCCTTATTAGTTCAGCAAGTTTTTCTTGTCCTGCGTTTTTGATTGCGTTACAAACAGTAGTCCTATCCGATTGTATAGCCTCTTTCATGTAAAATGTAATTACTTTTTGAATGTGTTCTTTGTAGGCTCTTGCCTGCTCCTGTATCTCTGGAGCAGCATTATCACCTACTTGTATAATTTTATCAGCGCATCGACTAGCTACCTCTTCCGGGGTAAAACCTCTATTACTGGTCGTTTGTATATCAACAACAGGTGTTTTTGGTAGTTCCATAAGCATTACTGTTTATTCCTCATTACCATGCCCGATCTGTAATAATCTGTAACTTCTTTTGCTTCACCATATAATTTAAGCGATTGAATAGCTTCTGTAAAACGTTGTGCATAATTTTGTAATACATCGGGCTCGCCCTTCATAAATGTATATGCCTCTAAAAGACTACCGTATAGTAAAGCGTTGGGAGCATTAGTGCTCAACCATGTCGAACCAGAATCCGCTCCTGCTGTTAAACTACTGGGCCTGTAATAGTAGTGCAATTCAACTGCGAATGTTGAACTTGGTGTTGGAGCTACGATAAAATTGTCTACGTCAAATTGCGCATAATATCTCGGTAACCCTGTTGTAGCAGGATTAGGGTTAAACTCTTGAACAAAATTTACATCTTTAAAATCCAAAAATACCTTTTCACTGCTTGCATTAGTAAAGCTTAAAGAAAAGGGAGAAAGAAAGTCACTGGGACACGCTAGAAACTGTGAGGATGTAAAAGAAGCAGAGGCGTTTTTTCTAAAAAAACTTAGTTGTACATTTTTAAATATACGCTCTTCTGCAATAGTAATAAAATTTGACAGATTATTTACAAAAGTTGTTTCTGTGTTTTCCGTATAATCTTGTATCGCTGTCTTTAATGTGGCAAATGTGAAGCTCATGTTGTCACCGTAACCTCTCCAACAGAGGCAATAGCGCGTATAGCTACACCTCTTTCTGGAAAACCACCGGGACCAACAGAGACAGTTAAAGGCTCTTTTCTATCCGGTCGAGCATCTTTTAAACCGATGGCATCTACTACGGTTGGAAAAGGTTCAAGCTGTGGCTGTTTTGCTTCAAATTCATCCTTACCAACAAGAGATCCATTCCACTCCTTACGCATATCTTTGTACTTGTATCGAAAACCTGATCTATCAGATATGGCGTAAGCGTGTTTACCTTGTGCAAATCGAGGCATTACGAGCTCCTAAAATATTCATACTGAGGCACAACGTTAAAAGAAGCTCTATCTCTGTCCTCAGTCATCGCTCGTTGAAACTCCTCTTCGTATACTGCTTTGAGCATTTGTGTTCTATTAGGCGCTCTTTTCATACTTATATAGTAGGCAAGACCTGCTGCCAAACATGGAAAAAACCGAAAAGGCATATCCATTGTATTAATAAAAGTATCTGCATCATCCATGCGTGTCAGAGCGTCAAAAATAATAGTATCTGTGCTGTTTTCTGGAGTAGGCCATATTTTTAAAACCGGCGTAATCTGTCTGTCCAAGAAGAATTGATTAGGTCGTCCTGTTGTGCTTTTAGTGGGTATGCCCAAATATGTAGACCTACTTATTCGTTCCATAGCAAAATCTGTACTGCTGCGTCGTACAACAACAGACAAGATATCAATCACATTTGTATTTAAATTATATGTTGCTGTTCCAGAGGTAAGTGCTTGTGTGGTTTGTGTTATCGTCCATTGATTAAGACCACGATTAGCCCACTCCGCTAACATAAGATTAAGAGAACGCTTTGCAGATTTAAGATCGTAACCTGTTCTGACCTCTAACCCACAGCGTTCAAACGCCTCTTCGATGTACTCCGCAACGTCGAGTTCAAAGTCTGTGCTATCTGATACGGCCATTTACTCATCCTTGTTTGCGTACATATTATCAAAAATTTGGTTTACGTCCAACACATAATCTAAATCAGACTTGGAGTAATGTATATGTTGCGATGGTTTAAAGTCTGGTGGGCCATCACCAGTCTCAAACCATGCCGGATGAGTAACACGAACACGATTGTTTGGCAAGGCTACAATATTACCTGTATAGTCGCCGGCATCTAGCAAGGTAAGAACGTGACTTTGCTTATGCTGTGCAGGGTCATCTGCTATCTCGCTCTCTGTATAATCTACAGTAAAATGGTATTTAGCAGGATAAAACTCACTACCTATCTTTGCCATCCACGGACAGGGAGTTGCTCTATTTAAGGTATACACAGCGTGATGATGAGAGGCACAATCCCAAGGCTGTGCTAAATATGTCTCCATAGGATCTGGCCACCCCTCAAAGTCAAAATCCCCTACAAGTGCAGTAATAGGCATACGCGCCCACATAGCACCGCCATGCACATTGGGCTCATCGTCATCATTTTCACAGCCGGTAAATATTACTTGAAACGACAAACACCTGTTTGGCATTGTCGTGACAGCAATAGCCATCGCGTGTAAAAACTCCCCATGATATTTTTCATGGTTATGTGTATACTCTCTTCGCACCCAACATTTAAAATGTGGGATGTTACTCTGTAAGTAGGGCAAGTTATCTTGGGCCTTTTGTCTTCTTTGTTACGTTAAAACCTTTACCCGCTAAAAACTTTTTAGCTTTAGCAACTGTCATTCCTGCCATCATTCCTGCGGCACCTGCTCCCATGGCTGCTCCCGCCATTTTTGCCGGAGAGGCGGTCACTTTTCCACCCGGCTTAAATTTTTTCACAGCACCGCCTTTTTTCATCATCTTCTTAACAGCACCGCCTTTTTTCATCATACGAGGCTTAACACCGCCCCCTCTTTTCATCGCATATGTCTTCTTTTTTCTCATAAGTTTCTCCTAAGTATACAAAGTTTTTTTACG